TACGTTAGCACCATTACAAGCGTGTATTCCTACATTACCCACTCCCAATATTACCTTGTCAAATACTATAGATGAAAAGGTAGATTCTACCCCGAGCTCTCTATTAATTTGCTGTATTCTGAAGGGAAATGACTGGTTACCGGTAAAGACCAATTCCCAGGTGCTTTCTTCGCAGAATATTATTAATCTATCTTTAATTATGTTACAGCTGGTAATAGATTCAGCCGTAGGTATATCCAAAAAGCCACCGCTTATATTCGATGTGGTAACCAAGAATGACGTTTCCGTAGTTACTGGATTATTAATCAATGACCACCGTATACGGTTGGGATACTGCACTGCTCCTGCTGATCCTCCCGCCGTAGTTCCTTCCCAGGTATTTAACACAATTAAACGTTCTTTGAAGTAATTGAGCAACAATCCTCCATAGAGCGTATTGGGTACTGCATCAAGATTAGGTTGATACTGGGTCCATGAAGTTCCAGACCAATATTGTATACCATCCTTTGCCGTACCATTAGTTACATAGAGATAACGATTATTGGCAGTACTACCACGAGCCGTAATAGTCCAGAAGAACTGACTATCGCTGCCCGTAAATGTTACTGTGCCGAGACTTTCCCACGAAGCAGTCGTATACATATACGCAAATTGAGTGTCAAAAGCGACCGTGAGCTGCGGATAAGGGTAGAAGTACACAGGCATATTAGCTGGTGCCCCTACAAATACAAAAGCACCTGTTGAAGTATTTAAGGTCGCCGTCGTTGTCGTAAAGTTTACCTGGTATAGGTTAGCGGGGGTTCCAGTAGCCTGTACTATATAGGTAGCGTTACCGATGATAAATTGTTGTCCTATGGCAAATGTTATAGCAGTTATAGTTCCTGATAGATTACCGGCATTACTGGTAGTCCCCAGATTAATTGCTACTGCTTCTGCTCCTAAATTATAGGTAGATATACCCATAACTGGCTGTGATGGGTAGTAATAAATGGAAGTTAATGCGGGCGCCCCTGCAAATACATAGGCACCATTGGTGGTATCAAACGTGGCTGTTGCGGTAGCTACTGTTTGTAGCATATTCATTGCAACACCAGATTGATAGACAGTATAGATGGCAGTACCTATAGAGAACTGCTGACCAATTTGCCATTTGGTTCCAGGCGCAGTTCCTGATAAGGCACCCATATCGCTTGTTGTTCCTACCATGATAGCTAATTTGGAGTATAGTTGTGCTTGAGCATTAGGAACCGATCCATTCATCAATGTACTACCGAATCTTTTTCTAACACGCCCGCGAAATATATATGCATTATTAAGAGTAGAGAATGCATCATCTGGTATTAAAAACGGCTTTTGGTCCGATTGTAACCCACTATTTAAGGGCGCTATTAGAAACTTGTCCATCATGTCCCCCTAGAGCGTGCCAATAGTTAGGTAATTTAAGTTAAATGCAACAAATGGCGCACCTATATAACGGGCCTGTGAGAAATAGCCAACCTGAGTCGTATTATTAGTAGTGTCCACATAGAGTATTGAGTTATTGTTACCACCGGTTGCCATAAGATATGTTGCAAACACCGTCCCAAATGCAGGAATGGCCGCACCTGTAGGATACAATATTGTTCCGGCCCCGTTCACTGCTACTGCATTGCCAGAGCTCCATTTAACTAACAGACCAGAAGGTAAAAACGTCCATCCGGTCGCTGCTAAGTTAGCCGATGCGATTTCTATTTGGGTACCTTTATTTTCCTGCCTATATACGAGCGTAGGAGCATTAGCACCATACGCAGATGCTAGGCAATACAGACCTACTTCACCCAGCGCAGTGTTGGGCGCTCCTGCTTGCTGTGGCATCTCTACAAAAAAATGCTTTCCCTGATTGGGATCATCAAACGCTACATGATTCACGTTCACAAAGGTATTTATAGAGCCGAAATTATTAAGCAGATCACTTTGAGAATCACTAATCTGGTCCGTTGGCTGTGGTATATTTGCATTATAAGTCATCATTACTCCCTAGTTATTATTATTATTCCATCCCCATGGTCCACCAAATGATTCTGTCTGCTCGGTATATATAGTTGCGGTGCGTTCATTGGTATTCTGTACTATGGTTGTCCTGAGAACTAACAGCTCCTGCTTTTTATATTCAGGCAGCAAGAGAGCTACGCTGTCTATATCCACTCTATCTTCCAGTATCTTTTTTGCTGCACCATAGGCTATATACTGCCACCATTGGGCTAATTGAGGTGACTGACCACTACTCAGTAGAGCGGTCGGGCGTGCATATACCTCAAAATTAACTTGATATGGCTGATCAGGGACTGGTCTTAGTACAAACTCATCATCAAAATAGAGCATGGCCATAGGTCGTTGAGGAACATAGGGGACTATTTGTACATTTACGTTTTGTGTATTGCCCGGAGCGGTCGGAAAGGTGACCGAAAACTGACCAGTTAGATAATTAACAAAGTTATTAGGATCCTGCATCGTAGTAGAGGTAGGCATTGCATTAGGTACCCTGAGATTACCAATGGCGCTACTAATAGGATAGTCAGTCATTGATAGTCCATTATTATTCACGTCTATAGAGCAAAAGAGTACGTTGTTCTGTAGAAATGGTACGCCACCCCCTGGTATAACACCCGTAAAATTAGTGATAGTACCATCGCCGGTAGTTATCATTTGTTCTGAGTTTATAAAGGGATAAATATTGTAAAACTGCTCTCGGGACTGCGTGAATAGAGCCTTAAAACCAGCAACATAGACCGGATCGTGTACCGTAATATACAGATTGTTGAAGTTATAGAGGGGACTGGTATTAGGAGCCGTAACGGTACTATAGGTATCTATATTAGGACTTGTATAAAAACTAAACGATTGCCTGAGCGCAAAGAGCCGCAGATGTTCCGGAAAGTCATAGAGTATAAACGTATTTACATAATCATTGATATCATCGGTTGACAGTAACTGTTCCGATGGACTTTTAGTAAGCCTACGTACTTTTGTCTGTATGGCAGTGAGCGTGGTATCTGGCAGCGTTATAGGCATTCTCTTCTCCTCACGTAGGCAATACGTTTTGTGTGGCTAAGTACAGCGAACTATTAACATTTCCTATAGGAACTACCTGCGGTCCGGTATAGTTGTGACCGGGATTTAGGGGTGGTACCACAAAGGGATTGAACGTCGTGGTATCTATGGGCATAGTAAACGTAGTAGGACTCGTTACGGTAATCGGTGCATACTGTTCATTAAGCATTTCCATGCCATAATTAGGTGGTATATAAAGGCGCACGATCAGACCCGTGTTATACTGATGATTAAATGACGTAGTAATAGACACGGGATTTGCGTTAGAAATGCCCGTTATCAGACGCATGGCCGGTTGAAATATGGGATTGGGATAAGCGTAATTAGCGGGCATCCGTATCCTTATAGTTCAGTAACAGCTACTATCTTTTTTTCAGGAAGATCTTCATCAAGGTCAACAAAATCAAGCCCAGAAAATCCGTAGCGGTGCTTTTTCTTTGCTATTCTCATGCCACCGCTTACACCATACCCACCAACAAACTTCTCGCCTTTAATATATTCATACTCAGGGTACCAGCCGTTATTATTAAGATGCTTTGCCACACCCAGTGGTATTTCATACATTTGTCCATCAACGAGTTCAAAATTTTCTATTTCATCTTCTTTATACGCACGATAACTGAATGACAGTACACCGCCTGGCATCTCGTAGAACCTAAAAACTCCTTTTACTTTCTGCCTGTCTTTTTCCCGTTGGCGTTGAATCTTTTTTTTAAGCTCTTCTTTGCTTAGTTTTAACGTACCTTTTTCAGGCTTTATTTCTTTTGCTACTTCTTGAACTTTCATATCGCTCCTTACAGACAAAAGGGAGCCCGGTTAAGAGCTCCCTTGGTTTAATTATGTGTTAAATGATTTACCTGCTTTCCAGTAAATGACGTCACTTGCTACACCACCGACTGCAAGAGCTCCGGTAGGAAGCAATACACCGATATAACCAGTGTTAATAGTTGCGTCGCCAAGAATACTGAGGCTGTTTGATTCTGCTGTTGCAGTGTCTTCACCAAAAGGAACTACCTGCGCTGGTGTATATGCCGGCGTGTTAGGACCTACCGGGAAGGTAAAGGCAGTAAACGAAGTAGTATTGATATTGACGACAAAATTGAATGTATCGACAATACTAGTGATAATACCCGAAAGACCATTAATTTGAGTCATGCTATTTAATGGATCAACATTAAAGCGCACTTCTTGTCCCACTGTCAGGTTATGAGGTACGGTTACCGTTACCTGAGCACTGGCTGCCTGGCTTATATTGCAAATAAAACGACGAGCAGGATAGAATAATGGGTTATATGGTATAACTCGGTATTCACCACCACCGACCGCTCCTGTTGCAGTACCAGCAACGATTGCATTTGGAAATACTGCTGATAGTACAAAGCTTGTATTAGTAGTAACGGTATTAATAGCAAAATCAATACCATTTAAGCTATTAGCCACGGTCACATTAGATAATCTAACGACACTACCGGTTGATAATCCTGCTGTGCTGCCTGTTAACACAACCGGGGATACGGCATTAGAGGTTGCTGTTGCGCTCGCTGTTAACGCCACTGGAGCTAATGGAGCATTCATTGAGGAATCTTGCACAAAGAAGCCATTACCTGCAGCTATTTGCAGGGTACTCAACGTAGTACCGCCAGCAGATTTAAGAATTCCCAACCCACCGCCATTCGGCATACCAAGTTGCCACATTCCTTCTACGAGAGTACCTGTACCACCAGCACCGTTTCCAGCAAATTTGGTATAGTTAAGCGTTCTAATCCAGTCAAAACCAGATCGTATTTGAAGTATTTGAGGTACCGCAGTAGCTGGTTGAGTAAAACTACCAACTTGTATAATTGTTCCGTCCATAATTTCTCCTTAAGCTTGGGTTGCGCGTAGGTTAATTACCCACAGGTCGTTAGTGATACGCGGAACTTCGGCAAACTTGTAACCTACACTTGCATTAAGCGCCAGAGGGCCATCATAAATAGGTGGACGATAGATAAAGCTTGCGCTATAACCATCTTGTTCAATACAGGCATATGCTTCCATACCGACACAGAAAATGTTGTACACGTTAGCGTCATTACTCGATGCATTGAGAGTTACTGAGCCTATGCTCGATATGAGGAAACGAAGGTTGCCAATAGCACCCCATTCTGACCGGAGGGCATTCATGGGTGCTGGGTATTCATTCTTCTGAATAAATCCATTCACCCCCTCAAGATTACGAGTCAAGCTAGTATTGCAGAGCGCAAAGTACGCATCACGTACCGGAGCTGTACCAAACTTGTCTTCACCTTCGATGTTATCAAGAATCGTATACGCGTTGTTTCCCAACAAAGTCTGAACAACACCATCGACATCATAACGAGTTATTTCAGTCGGTTGGTCACCGTTCACACCACCTACGCAGTTGATGAATGAGGCAGTTGAGGCAAGCATATCACGCGTTAGTTGATCTTCTGTTTGCCGTAATGAAACACCAAGACGAGCTGCTGCTTCATTGAGCACAGGATCTTGTGATTGCAAGGTAACTTGTTCGTTTAGGATGATATAAGTACCGTAGAATGAGATCTGTGCATCTATATCAACCGCTGTCAATTGCTGAGCCGGGGGAGTTACGCCAGAATTACCCAGTGGTACCATTGCAGTAGCTAAAGGGTTATAGCGACGCATACGTAATGTTGTACCACCGTTACGTGGCATCTGCTTTTTCATAGCAGGTATTTTATGAATCATGTTTGGCACTGGTACAGACAACAGTTTATAGCTAAAGCTTTGTTGTACTGGAGCAGGCAAAACACTAGTAGTAGTAATTGCCATAGATATCCTTTATCAAGGACGTGATATATGTGGGGTTGTAGGTGACGAGTGCTACGTACGTCAGCCGGTGGCAAGCCGGATTTGATAGCCTTTAAGGACGCGACTCCTCAATACGCATTATCAATCATATGATGGAAGAGAAAGTGATGTGAAGAGAGTGAAAAAGAGCTCTTATTTCAAAATAATGCCCAAGTCTGAGATATGGAAAGATACATTGATTCTTATTTCAGTGTGTGACGATCCGTCACGACCTTAATTTTAGATGGTATGGCTCGGTCGCCTGAACAGGTAAGTAAACATTTATAGGGAAAACCCTAAGTGCGCCTGCACGCTGAGCATATGTGGTTTCGACACCTCGTAAATCGCTCACGGCTTCTATACCCCTACCATACCATCTAGAGTAATTGGAGGAGTAGTATATGAAATACGTACTTCTGTATAATAGTAAGACTAAAAGTGCATGTATAGAAAGATAATCTCCCCCGGAAGGAGAAAGCTAGAACCTTCCGAGGGCTATAAAGGAGAGTGATATTCTATGAGCGTTTACGTAATTCCTGCATTTCTTTCCACAGTTGTTTTTGAAGCTCAGGAGTCAACCCATTGGCAAATGCATTGGCACGTGATAACGGACTCTCTCCTTGTTGTGGTGATATACTCGTGAGTGTTCGTGGCTTTGCCGCATTTTTATGTGCTATCGCTTTGTCTGCATCGTATTCATTTGATACCTGTAACCCTAATTTTTGTATAGCTTTATAGGTACCAATAGCTTTCTCTAAGAAGTTGGGATTAGCGTAGAGTGATGCCGCTAATTCAGGTTCTGTTTGTTTAAGTGCTTTTATGGTTTCCATATTTACCACATTATCATAATCAGGAAATTGGCTCCGTATACGAGACTCTACTGCTGATTCATATGCCTGCTGCCGCACTTCTT